GGTGCTTGTCCCACGACATAAGTTTCAGGTATTGCTTCCCGTCTTCCTCCGCCGTATAGGTCCCGACCATGCCCTGATCGACCAGTTCGCCCAGCCAGGACTGAATCTTCTTTTCGGTCGGCGGGTTCAGCGGGAAGCACATAGACGACAGAATCTTCGGGTTCCCGTAATACAGGCCGTAGTCGTCGGCCTTGACCACCAGGCGCCAGAAAAGGCGTTCGGCGTCCGGGCTGACGCCGGCCAGCGATTCGCTGGTAGTGATAGATTCCTTGATAATTCGGCTTGGCACACTTACCACCCCCTTTTACAATGCCTTTTGACAGGCTCGACAGGCTTCGCGTCCGAACTTGCGAAGGGAATAGTCCTGTTCGGCCTTCGTGATCGGTCCGCCACAGATCGGACACTTCGCGCCGGCGGCGGCTCCCTGTTCAGGGGGCGGCGTCTGTGCGCTCTGCTGGCCCCTGGCGGCCGTCTGGGTCCTTCCCTGGGTCCTGGGCTTGCCGGCGGCTCCCTGGCCTTGCTGGCCCGTCTGGGGCGGTCCCTGGACCCTCTTGTTCATGTCGAAGCGGACGGCGCCGGTCCGGTCGGTGATCACCAGTTCACAGATTTCCCGCCGGTCGTTATAGGCGACGTGCGCCACGTTGAACCGTGTGTTTGAATAGCATTTCAGGACTTCTTTCCGGCCGTTCTGCTGGCCTTCGGAAAAGAACTCATTGTCGGCCAGTTCGACATAGATGAAGGGGCCGGTGTAAAGTTCGCGGCCGATCCCGACGTTAAAGCCGGCGCGTTTGAAGGCGTCGGACGCCTGGCCCTTTTCCTTCTCTGTGTTGCTCTCGACGCCGACGTCCTGTTTCCGGACCCAGACGCCCTTCTGGGCGTCCCAGATGTCGATATTGCAGAACAGATTCCCGTTGATCACTTCATGGGTCCGCGCCCAGTTGCCGGGGCCGAAGACCTGATCCAGAATCCGCATATCGACCCGCGCGTCCTTGTAAAGCAACAGGACGGCGCCGACCTGGCCGGATCGCGCCCGGCTGACGCTCTGGACCCGACATTCGATGTCGGCGGCGGTCAGAAGGGGAATGTTGTCCCAGCCCAGGGGGGCGGCTGTCGCCGCGCCCTGATCATTTTGTTTCTGTGCCGCCATTCTGGGCCACCTTCCTTTCCTGATAATACGAACAGAACTCACAGGCGGAACAGTAGTCCGCGCATTTCTTGTCTTCGCCCAGGCGGGTTTCGATGAAGTCGCCGCCGTTGTCCGCCTTCCACTGTTCGGCGGCTTCCTTGCTGTCCAGGACGCGAAGGGCGGTCTTCCGGCCCTTCTTCATAACGGCGAACTTGTCGCCACTGTTGAAGCGTTCGTCCGGGGTGCAGACCGGAAGGTCGGCGTCGTCCAGCTTCTCGGCGGCCGCGATCTCGGCGAAGCGTTTGTGAAGCCATTCTTCACATTCGGCGAAGTCGGCGTCGGTGAAGGTGAACTTCACGGTATGGACCGGGAACTTCGGATAGTCGGGCTTGATCTTCGCGTCGCGCTTGCTGTGATCTTTCAGGAAGGCCACGATCTCGCCGCCCTGGGCGTCGAAGCCGATCTGGCGCAACATATAGCAATAGATCAAGGTCTGGCGGCGCCAGTCGGCGAAGTCGCCGAAGATGATTTTCCAGACGGAAGCGGTCTTGTAGTCGGTGACGATCTTCGTCGCGTCGTCATACAGGTCGAACTTGCCGGACAGGACATAGCCGTCGAAGGGGACCTTGATTCGTTCTTCCTTGATCTGGGTCCCCGTTTCCTGGTGGTGTTCCAGGACCCCGTGAACGGCGGTCCCGAACAGTAACCAGACCATGTCGGACACGTCGCGCGTGATCTCCGTACCGTGGCGGCGTTCCAGGATCGTTTCGCGGGTCCCTTTCAGAAGGGACGTGACGCGGTATTCGTTAGGGGCGATCGGGTATTCGTCACTTTCGGCCAGGCTGACAAAAGGGGCCGGAAGGTTCAGGGCGTTCGTGATCTTCACTGTTCGGCGCCCCCTTTCTGGGCCAGAAGCGCGTCACGTTCGGCGGCCAGACTGTCGGCCAGCTTTTCCAGTTCAGCGGCCTTCGCTTCGGCGGCGTCGGCGCGCTCCTTCTGGGTCCGGTAGTCCTGGAACCAGGCGTTCGACTGGCGCTCCAGGAAGGCGTTCGACTGGCGAAGTTCTTCGTTCTCGACCAGAATATCCAGGGTAAACGCCTTCACGGCGTCGGTATCATAAAAGTTCAGTTTCGGCATTGAAAAACGCTCCTTTCTGTGTTACAATACGGTTAGGCTTTTTTGGAAGGGGCCGTTTCGGTTGTTGTGGTGACGACGAAACGGTCCTTTTCGACTTCTTCAACGGTGACTTTCTGCGCGCCCATAAGGATCAGCGCCTTGACGACTTGTCCAACCTGGACAGGCGTCAGCGTCTTCGCCTTGTACTTCATGCGGCTTCCTCCTTTCCTGGGTAGTTATGGGGTCGAAGGCCCCGGCCAGTTTGCAGAAGACGGCCCACAGGGCTTCAAACACGAAGGCGCGGATCGTTCCGATCCCCAGGGCGACCTGGTCCTGTTCTATGGCCCCGACGGTCCCCAGCATAAGGAAGAAGAAGACGAAGGCGATCACGCCGCACACGGTTTTAGTTTTAGGCATTTAGGCCACCCCCCCCCCGCGAACTGACGTCCGTCTTCGGCCAGGGCGTCCATTGAAACGACCAGGTCCCGCGCTCCATACGGGGCGCCTTTGATTCCGTACACCCTCGCGGCGTCCTTGCAGTTCAGGACTTCATATTGAAGCTGTGCGAAGATGTGCTGTTCCAGGTCCTTTCCCTTGTCCGGGTCGAAGTTCTCGATCGCGCGGATCATGCGGACCGCTAACTGTTGGAAGACGTCGTCGTCTTCCAGGCCGACGGCGCTGATCAGGCGGCGATTCTTGTTGATCGTCCACCAGATACAGCCCAGATGTGTTTCGACCAGGGCGTTCCTTTCCTGGGTGGTGATCTTCCACTTCACGGGGATCACCTTCCTTCCGTGGGCGGGTCGGCCGTGGTGGTGACACGGTCCGTCGCCTGGCCCTTCGGTTTGCGCTTCCTGGAAATGACGATCCCCAGCTTCGCGGCACACGTTCGGCCGTAGCCGATTTCTATGTAGGCCGGATTTTTCAGACGCCGGCCACAGCGTCCACAGGTATCAGACATTTTCGACTTCCTCCTTTTCCATGTCGTCGGACTTTCGCCCACGGCGGCGAAGTCCTTCCTGGACCCGCTTCTGGGCCAGGGCCGGGTCGTATGCCGGCCGGAAGTTCTTGTCCAGGGTGACGCCGTCCTGGCCGCGCTTCAATTCGGCATAGATTGACGTCCGCGACACGCCGACCCTTTCAGCGATTTCGGCGGCGACCGATCCGGCCGCATACATGGACGCGATCGTCTTCCGGTCGTCAAAAGTGATCGCTTTGTACCGCTTTTCCACGGATTCACCTTCTTTCTGCGTCGGTTTAGATAAAAAAATTAGACTGTGCGTCGGTCTTTGACCTTTGCACAATCTAATAATAAATCTCGCGCCCGCAAAAGTCAAGATTAAATTGTAAAAAACCTGAAAAAAGTTTTCAGGCCAGGGAAGCGACCCAGGGAAGGAAGATGTCGTCGGCGGTGAAGAAGTTCAGGATTCCGCGCGGATAGGTGTTGATCCAGTCTTCGACGGCCTTGATCGCCTTCGCCGTCACCTTCCCGAAGTCGGTCCCTTTTGGGAACCAGCGGCGGATCATACCGTTTATATTTTCGTTCGTCCCCCGCTCATAGGAAGAATAGGGGTGGCAGTAGTAGACCTTCGTCCGGCTCTGGCCCTTGCGAAGACAGGACCGTTCCAGTCCCTCCACGTCTGAAAACTCCGTCCCGTTGTCGACGGTGATAGTCCGGAAGACCTTGCTGAACATAGCCCCATAGCGGCGTTCAAGGCGGTCCAGGGCGCGGACGACGCTGTCGGTGGTCTTATCCTTCATTTTGATGATAATTTCCTTCCGGCTTTTCCGCTCCGACAGGACCAGAAGGGTTTCCTTCGTCCTTTTCTTTCCGACGACACAGTCCATTTCCCAGTCGCCCAGTTCGGCGCGGTCGTCGATTTCCGGGGGCCGCTTTTCAATACTGGTCCCCGCCGACGGCCTGGCCGCCTTTTTCTTGACGCGGGTGTAGGGACGCTTTTTCTTTCCCTTGCGGGGAAGGTGACACTGTTCCAGATTCAGGAAGACGCCCTTCTTGATGTAGGAATACAACGTCGCTTCACAGATCGTCGTGTCGAACTCGATCCCCTGGGTCTTGATTTCGCCCAGGACGGCCGCCGGGGAATATCCGTCGTTTACAATGCGGCTTTCAATATATTCCGCCAGGCGCCGATCCGTCCCGATTTTCAGGTCTGGCCCCTTCGCCGCCAGGTTCGCCCTGTACGCGGCTTCGGCTATCTCTGGACTGTACCGGGTTTCGGTGGTCAGGTCAGAATTAAGGTGTTCATACTGGCCGCGCTTGATCTCGTTATAAATCGTGTTCCGGTGGACGCCGATGTCGTCCGCAATCTTCTGGATAGAATCGCCGTGTTTCAGGCCGGATTCGATGTTGATTCGGTCGTCCCAGGATAAATGTTTGAATCTGCGTCGTTTCATTGTGATTCCTCCCATAGAACAGAAAAAGGCCCCCGCCTTTGCCTTTTGGCAAGGGACGGGGGCTTCGTCGCGGTGTCAGATCAGTTCGCGCGGGTGAACGCCCAGGAAGTCGGCTATCCGAAGGGCCACGGCCAGGGACGCGGTTTCGATCCCTCGTTCGCCGTTCTCGAACTTCTGGATCGTCCGGATATTGACGCCGGTTCCTTTCGCAAGGGCGGCTTGCGTCAGCCCCCTTTCGCAACGCAAACGCGCGACTTTGGTCGTGTTCTTCGTGCTTCCTGATTTCATGGTGATCGCCGCCTTCCTGTTTTCTGCTCTTATATTACGCCTTCTGGGGCGTAATGTCAAGAGGGAAAATGAAAAAAATCCCACGAACTTTCCTGTCCGTGGGATCATGCGTCTTCCGGCTCTAAAAGGCTCTCAATGGGGACCTCAAAAAGCGCCGCGAAGGCGCGAAGTTCGTAGTCCGTGACCAGCCGATCGCCGGATTCAATGCGGCTGATCGCGTCCTGTTCTATCTCGACGCCGCGCATTTGCATTTTAGCGGCCAGGCGTTCCTGTGATATGCGCCGGGTGACACGTTCCTTCCTGACGCGCTCCCCACAGATATTCCGCCGGCCCAGGTATTCCAGCTTCTTCACTTTTCCGCCTTCTTTCATGGGTTTATTCAGTAGTTTACTTGACATTACCATGAAAGGCGAATTATAATCATGGATATGAACCATAGATTCAAAATAATTCAGACGGGAGGTTTCGACATGGGGTGGAAAATAGGCGGGGTCCTTTCTGCGATCCTGGCCGTCCTGGCCGCGCTGATCACGCTGACCACGGCGGCCGAATATAAGACTGGGATCGAATGGGTGATCACCCTGATCTTCGTCCTTCTGGCGGCCCTGTGCTTCTGGCGTGCCGCGAAGGCCGGCGCCGGGAAGAAGGCGAAGCGCGCCGCCGCGCAACAGGCATTTATGACGGACCAGGAACTTGAACAGATTCAGGCCGGTGTTCTTCCGGTCCTTTCGGGTGTCCCGGTGGTCCTGGGGGAAGGTGAAGTCGCCCACTTCTTCGGGGCGGCTCGACGCTATATCACGAAGACGAAGGCGGTCGGTCGAACCGGATCAGGCGGCGGTGTCAGCGTCCGCGTGGCGAAGGGCGTGTCCCTTCGGACCGGCGGCGGGGCCAGTCAGACGGTCTACAATGACGTCACGGATTCCTTCTTCGGCCAGGTGATCCTGACGAACAGGCGGATCGTCTTCCTGGCGAAACAGAACGGCTTCGACTGTAAACTGGACGCCATTTCGGCGATCACGCCGGAAGGCGACCGGCTTATGATCCAGGCCGGGGCGAAGACTTATCGCCTGACCGTGGACCGACAGGGTCACTTCGCGAAGGCCCTTGACATGGTCGTCAGGAAATAGAAAAAAAGGCGGACGGGTTTTCCCGTCCGCCTTCTTCATTTCATGCGGTTGTTTATGGCCCTGTCGATCTTCCGGGTCACTCTGGCCTGTTGGGTGTCCAGGGTCCGCTTGACGGACCGTTTCATGGTGAAATGGCCGCGCACATAGCCGCCCTTCGGCCCGACGAACATTCCGCCTTCCGGGTCGTCCCGGCTATATACGAAGGTGAATCCTTCCCAGTGGCCGGGAACGAAGTGACTTCGGAAGCCGTGTTCCAGGTGTCCGGCGTAGTCCAGCGGGTTATAAAATCGAACGATGTATTTCTTCCCGCTCCGCCGCGCCCGGCGGTCGCTTTTCCAGTTCCGCCGGTAGTCGCCAGTGTTGACGATGTCCGGGGAATCGTTTTTGCAGATCAGCCGGGCCTGTTTCACGGCGTAGTCGCCTTCACCGACGGCGATCGCGTCCATGATTTCCGGAATATCGTCTTTCAGGGCTTGAAGTTGGGACGTGAACAGGGCCAGGTCCTTTTTGTGAACCGCCATAGTTCGTCACCCCTTCCTGGTAGGACTGGGGGCGGGTTGCCCCGCCCCCTTTGCGCTGTTTCTGGGGCTTATTCCTGGCCGGTGTTTTCCGGGTCGTCCTGGTCGTCACGGCCGTCGCCGGACAGCTTGTCGCCCGTGGCGTCAGTGACGTCCTTGAACACTTTGATCATCTGTTTCAGGAACTTCGGGACAGGGGCGCCCAGGGCGCCGGCGTTCTCCGTTATACTCCCCAGTTCCGTCAGAATGTACCACACGACCACGATCGGGCAAATTAAGACCGTGTAGTCGAAGGGAAGGGTGATCGCCGGGATATTGTTGACCACCAGGCCGACGACGATGTCGGCCAGGCCGGACACGACGACCGCGATCAGCGATCCGCATTTATGCCACAGGCCGGCCCTGGCGACCGCCGAAGACCATTCGCCTTTCTGCATAGCGGCCGCCGTCCCGGTCAGGTAGTCGATCGCCATGCACAGGAAGAACATGATCACCAGCCAGCCGAACCAGCCGAAGGCCGCCGTCAGCGCGCCGAAGAACGCCACGACGGACGCCTTCAAAGTGTTGATATGATCCATATTGCACCTTCTTTCCTTCCGGATCAGTCCGGAATCTTCAATTTCTGCCCCGCGAAAATAGTCGTAGACGTCAGGCCGTTCAGCTTTTGGATTTCCGGCCAGCGCGAACCGCTTCCAAGCTGTGAAGCCGCGATCGCCCACAGGCTATCCCCCTTTTTCACCGTGTAGGTTTTCGGCGCTTTCTGGGCGCCGGCTCCGCCGGCCGGAATCTTGATTTTCTGGCCGACGAAGATCAGATTCGGGTCCTTGATCCCGTTATAGGCGGCGATCGCCTGGTAGGTGGTCCCATACTTCGCCGCGATCCCGGACAGGGTGTCGCCGGACTTTACAGTGTAGGTCGTTTCACTGGCGGTCTGGCCGGCCCCCTGGGTATTCCCGCCGGTGGAAACGCTGTCGCCGTCCCAGATCGTCAGGTCATAGGTTTCGATCAGGCTGACCAGCTTCGCCGTATAGTCCGGGTCCGTGGCGTAGCCGTCTTCACGGACATACTGACAGGCCAGTTTATAGTCGGTCAGGCCGCGAAGGTTTTTGTAACGGTCCAGGCGGTTGAACAGGTCGGAATGATCCGCCAGGGATTCCGCCCAGGACGGATATTTTCGGAACGTGGCGTCCACGGTCACATACTTCGACCCGTCCCATTCCTGGGTCTTGCAAGTGTAGCCCTGGCCGTTATAGGTCCCCTTGATCCCGAACAGGTTATTCGCGGCCGTGGTCAGGCCGGACTTCCCCCAGCCGGATTCAAGGATCGCCTGGGCGATCGTCAGGGACGCCAGAATCCCGTTCTTCTTCATGTCGGCGGCCGCCAGGGGTCCGATCTTGTTGATGAAGGACTTCTGGTCGGCGGTTCCCTTCGTGGCCGTCGGGCCAGTCTGGGCCGGCTCCGACTGGGTCGCGTCGGAATAGTCGACATAGGGAAGGCGGCCGTGTTTGGTCCACTTCCGGGCATTATAGCCGGCCTTCTGGCCGATGTTCGCGACGGCCGTGATCTGGACCTTGTTTTCCCACTTCGGGGAACACTCCACGGCCAGGCCGTCGCCGATATAGACGCCGATGTGGCCTTCCAGCCACACGACTTCGCCGGGGACCATGCCGGACCAGTCGGTCTTCGACCCGCCGCCGGGACACTTCGCGATCATGCTGTCCGCCCCGATGTCAGGGACGCCGTTCACGGCGTAGCCGGCGCCGCCATAGGTTCGGGCCGCGTCGCCGGTCCACCCCCACAGGACGCCTTTGATCAAACAGACACAGTCGAAGCCGAAGACGGGCGGGGTCTGGTCGGCGGCCGCCTTGATCATAGCGGTTCGGGCGCTCTGCTTGTTGTAGGCGTGATTCGTACAGTAGCGGGTCACGTTGTTCCCGGTCAGGGGCGCGCCGAAGCACCCCATGACATACAGGGTCTTGTGATTCTTCGCGACGTCGATCAGCTTGTCGACGAAGGTTTTACTTTTCATCATTGTCTTTCGCTCCTTCCTGGCATGAAGAAGGGCGGGGATTTCTCCCCGCCCTTCGTGATTTAGTTCTGTTCGGTCCAGCCGTAGACGCCGGGTTCCCAGACGTTCCCGTCAGCGTCGGACGTCCAGTGTTTCCCATTGTGGGACACTTTGTCGCCGGCGTTGTAGGCGTCGTGTGCGCCGACAGGCTGTGACCAGGCCGGCCATTCCTCACCGGGGTCGCCGATCTTCGTCCACAGGGACGCGGCCGCCGTCGGCGTCCAGTCCGCTTGTGACGTGTGATCCTGGACACAGCGGAACAGTTCGCCGCCGAACTCCCGGATATTCCCGGCCTTATAGGCGACCGGGTAGGCCCACGGACTGAACTGACTGACGTTTTCCGTGGCCGTGACGTCGTCGATCTGGCCGGCTTCGGCCAGGGACACGAAGGCGATCGAAGCGGCCCTGGCGGCCTGGGCCGCCGGGTTCTGGCGCTCCTTTTCCTGGGCGTCCTTCATGCTGACGTGGTCACAGGTTTCAGGGTTGAACATGGTGAATCCCTCCTTTACGCGAACCGGACCGTCGCCTGGACGACCTCGACTGTCTGGCCGCCCTTCGTGATCGTGAAGCGGTAGGCCAGACCATAGCCCTTCGCGGCGGTGGTGTTCTGGAAGATGTGGACGAAGCGGCCGACTTTGGAAGAAATGTCTTCCCAGACGGGGGTCGTGTCGAACGGGTTGTTCGTGACCTCACAGTGAAGGACCGCGTCGGCCGGAATGTCCGCCGGGTACAGGGACAGGAAGACCTTCGTGACCATAGCGTCGGTACTGATCGCGCGGGACGCGGCGATCCTGTTCACGGTCCGGCTGAATGTGATCTGTCGCGTGGCCGTCCCGCCCACGCCGTCGCTGGCGGTGATTTTCAGGACATGGGTCCCGGCCAGAAGGCGAAGCCACACAGACGTCAGGTCAGCCGTGTTCTGGGCGCCGCTTGTGGCCGTGTACCGGCGAAGCGTGATCGTTTCGGACCCGTTGGTCAGGGTTTCCGTGACGGTCAAGGTCTGGGACGACGCTTCGGCGTCGGTGACGGTGTATTTGTAGGTCAGGGGGGCGGTCTTCGCGCCGACGTTCTGGTCGCTCCCGCTGATCACGGGGGCGGTGTTGTAGGAAATGGCCGTGGCCGTCCCGGTCCTGTACGCCGATTCTGCGCCGTTCGCGTCAACGGCCTTCACCCGGACCTGGTAGTTCGTCCCGGACGTCGGGACGGTGTCGGTGATCGACTTCGCCGTGGTAATCCCGATCTGGACGTATGCCCCGGAATCGACCCGGCGTTCCCAGACGTAGCTGATCGCGTTCCCCTCCGGGTCGGTGGACCCGCCGGTCGTGATCGTCAGGGACTTTCCCGCCTGGGGGGTCGCGTGGGAAATGCTCGAAGGGGTGGTCGGCGGTTGATTCCACTGAATAATATAGGCTCCGTCTGTGTCTGTTGTATCAGATACCAGAGTATCAGGGGCCAAAAACAAAGCCGGGCGAACGCCGACGTTGACATCCCAGGCGCGGCTGTAGTCCAGACCGCCGACGGCGATGACACCCCGCGCGAAGTGCGCGTAGCCGGCGTACGGGGTCAGAAGCCACCACCACCAGGGGGACGAAGCGTTCAGGCTCGAACTGGTATATTCGGACTTGCTGACAGCTTCGGCCGTAGGGTATGCCTTCCGGCTGTTCGCGTCGGTGAACAGGGGCCACTGGGTCCCTTCTGTGATCCCGTTTTCGGTGTCACCGAAGACTTCGGTCCTGGTCAGAAGGCGGACCTTCCGCGTGATCGTTTCGGACCCGCCGCCGTCGGTGACGGTGTTCTTCGCGACGGTGATCGTGTCGTTCAGAAGTGCGTTCCGGAAGTCCGCTTCAAAGAAGGACAGGAAGCCGGCTTCCTGGTCATATTCGTTATAGCCGGACCAGACGTTCGCGGCCGAAGGCGGGGCGTCGGCGCTGTGCTGTGCCGTGTACCAGCCGCCGGCGGCGGCCGCGCTGTTCAGCCACAGAAGAAGGTTCGACACGCTGGCGCGGTTGTTACCGTAGTTCTTCCGGTCGCTGTTGCTGTTGGAAGGCTCCTTCGCGTCGAAACACTTCAAGGTGATGATCTTTTCCGTCACCAGGCCGACACGGTCGGAAGCCTGGCGGCCAACGACGAAGCGGATCACAGCGCCGTTATACTTCGTGTTGACCGACTTCACGATCGCGCCAACGGGTAACGTCGACATTCGTTTTGACATGGTATTCCTCCAATTCTTTCTTGAACAGGTCGAAGAACAGTTCGTCCGTCTGCCTGATCAAATGGTGACTGTTGCCGTGGCCGGCGTGACCGGTCCATGACGAATAGGACTGGATCACCGTGTCGAAGGTGATCCGGCCTTCGTCCAGAAGGTGACGGAACTTCTTCAATTTCCGCCTGATCCGGTTCTTGCTGTCGCGGCGTATTTTGCGGACGACCTTCCCACTGTCCGTCATGTACGTCCTGAATCCCAGGAAGTCGATCCCCTGGGACAGCGGGAAGATCGCCGTCTTGTGATTTAGTTCCAGGCCCAGGGGGGACCAGATACTTCTTGATTTCTTCCAGGCAATAGATCAGATAGTCCTTGTCCTGGTGGATCAGATAGAAGTCGTCCATGTAGCGGCCATAGAACTTGATTCCCAGACGTTCCTTGATCATGTGGTCCATTCCGGACAGGTACAGGACCGCGAACCACTGTGAAGTGTGATTCCCGATCGGGATTCCTGGCCCTTCGGTGGAATCTATGATCAAATCAAGAAGCCACAGGACGTCGGGATCGTGGATCAGCCGACGAAGCTGTGACTTCAAAACGTCGTGATTGATACGGTAGAAATACTTCGTTATATCGCATTTCAATACCCAGCCGGCCGGCCCGTTCTGCCTGTAATACTTTTGCATGAAGTATTTCAGACGGTCCAGGCCGAAGTGTGTTCCCTTGCCTTCCTGACTGGCGTAGTTGTCATATATGAACGACTTCGACAGCGCGGGTCCCAGGACATAGTCGCATAGGCTATGCTGAACGATCTTGTCCTTGAATCCGTTATACATGATCACCCTTTCCTTCGGCTCATGGATCAGGAACGTGTTGTATGGAGAAGGGCGGTACTTCTTCGACGTCAGCATATAGTGAAGGAACATGGTGTTTTCCAGCGCGTTCACTTCATAGCGGACGACCGCCATTTTCCAGCGTTTCCCCTTCCGGGCGTCCAGATAGGACTGATACAGGTTGTTGAAGTCGGACATGACGGCGAAGTCGGAAGGCGGGATCTGTGTGACTTCGCTTTTCATAATAGAAAACCTCCCCGCCGCTTATAGTCCGGGCGTCGTAGCCGAAGCCCTCGCGTCGACGGTCATGTGTTTACCCTGGCCTTTCCGGCGTCGGGAAGGATACGGCCTCCTTTGTTGGGGTCCTCTGCTTTCGGGTTCGTCGCCCTACTCGGTCGCGTTTTCCACCAAATCCGGCCGGACGCCGCTGTTGCCATACCAGGCGTTGTTGTTGTTCAGACTGCCGTCGGTGTTGACATTCCGCGCGTTGTTCGCGTTGCCGGCGTTCGGGGGTCAGGCCGTACCCTAATATTCAATTAACCTTCCGCCGGCGCGGCCGGTTCAGGGGCTTCGGCGTCGGCCTTTTCTGCCGGCTCCTTCGGCTCCGATTCGGCCTTATACCAGGCGGCGGTCATAAACTTGACGTCCAGGGTCAGCTTCGTCCAATAGTCGAAGGTCCCTGTGTCGATGTAGCCGCGTTTTTTCGACAGTTCGATCAAATACAGAAGTTTCTTGCACCCTGTCAGCGCGCGGCGTTGAAGTTTCAGCCGGTCGATCTTGTCCTGTTCGTCCAGGATTGGAAAGATTTCATTCGCGTCCACCAGGTCGTCGCGGATCGCCAGAACGCGGTCCTGAATCCGGTTCACAATGGAGAAGCGGACCTTCTTCGGGAAGTGCTTCGTGTTGTCGGTCAGTTCCAGGGTGTAGTCGATCAGCTTCGACGCCACAGGAAGGACGTGAAGCGGGCTTTCAGCCCCGTTCGTTTTGCGCTGGAAATTGCGCCTTGTTCCCATAGATACACCTTCGCTTTCTGATCAGGTCAACGGTTTCGCGCCGGCCGGAATAGTCGAAGCCGTAGTCCCGAAGGACGACGGTCTGTTCCTCCCCTTCATAGGTCAGGCCGCACAGAACGACGCTGTCGCCTTCACAGCGGCCGCACACGGGCCGAAGTTCGGTGAATAGGTTAGATAACAGACACGACGTTTCCGACGGCGTACAGGCGAACGGGGTCATAAATAAAGCCGGTTCGCGGCGGTGTCCAGGATTCCTTCGGGAAGCCCGGTCCCGTCGTAGCCTTTCCACTGGGCCAGTTGTGCCGGCGCGAAGGTGTGGGTCACGGTGGTCCCCGTGAAGCCGGTGTCCAGTTGTTCCTTGATCGCGGAAATGTCGAAGTCCTGGCGGCGCTGGACCGTTTCGACGCTGTCGCCGTTGCTCTCATTCACGGCCGACGCGGCGTGTGTATGGAGAAGCGGCGCCGCGTAGGCGGTCATTTGCGCGCGGGTCACATAGGACCCCGCCGTCACCTGGACCGTGACCGCGCTGTTTACCTGATTCGTCACCACCACGGCGACGTCGTGGACGTGGACGGTGTCACCTTCGTCCGCCATTGACGGGGTGTCCAGGAAGGAACAGGCCGGAAGAATGTTGTCGCTGTCCGGACCGTCGATCCAGGAATAGGTGAACATGAAGGCCACGCCGTTTTCGTCCAGGGCATACGTCGCGACCTCGCGGACGTACTGGGCCGCTTCCAGGCCGGCGTTCGTCACCTGGACGGGGATTTTCATATAGGACACGTCGCCTTCGATGAAGGTCTTTTCGCCGATCTGGGCGTCCAGCGGGACGGGGTTCACCAGGTCGGACAGGGTGTTCGGGCTGACTTCCGCCACGCCGTCGCCCACGGCGGCGCGGATCAGGGTGATCTGGCGCCCTTGCGCCAGGAAGCGGGTCAGCACTTCGGCCCCCTTGTCGGTGATCGTTGACTTAAATCGTGCCATTCGGGTTTCCTCCTTCGGGTTGGTGTTCGTGCCTGACCAGGCTGACCGTTGCCGCGCCCACGACGCAAGCCGGCCGGGCGACGTCCTGGGGGATCGCGGTCTGGGTCAGAAGGACCAGGTTCGCCGGAATCATCTGTTTCAGGACAGCGACCAGCGCGTCGCGCTGTGTGTACCCGCTCAAGGTGATTCGGACAAAAAGTTCATAGGCGTCGTTATCCAGGCGGACCGTGAAGTCCTTGCTGACGGTCGTCAGATAGTTCAGAAGCGTCCTGTAAGTGTAGGGAAGCCGGTCAAGGTATCTGATCCGGATTCTTTCGCGGCGCTGTTCCAGGGTGTCCCCAGGGGCCACAGACAGGCCCAGAATCGCTTCCCAGCGGGAACACCCATATTCGGACAGGCTCACCAGAAAAAAGTCGTCAGCGGCGTCCCTGACGTCCTGGGCGGCCTTTTGGAACTCCGGTTGTTCGGCGCCGGCGATCTGGTCGAACTCGACCACGTCTTGAAGGAATCGCGGCCAGTATGCTTTAAGTTCCATTCGTGACCACCCCCAGGACCGGGATCGCGTCAGCGTCCAGGGAAATATTCGCGGTCTGCCCGTTGATCTTCGTTCCGGTGACGTCAATGACGCCGGCCACGTTCAGGACCTTCGTTTCGATCTGACTGACGCGGACGATCAGGCTGTCCGTGTCGGCCCAGGTGTGGGCCAGTTCGTCGAAGTAGGACTGGATCGCCGCCTTCACGGCGGTCTGAACGCTGGCCCAGGACGCGCCGGTGTCGAAGGTCAGGCTGAAAGACACGTTGATCGTCGTCCCCAGGACGCCGGTGACAGTGACGACGTGGCCGATCGGGGCCAGGCCGACGCCGGTCCCCTGGGTCCCGACGGGGTCGACCGCTTCCTGGACGCTCTGGACCAGGTCGGCCGAAGGGACGGTCCATTCGCTGTCCACGACCACCACCTTCACGGTCCCGCCGCCGTTCCAGACAGGGAATACCTTCACGGCGCCCACGCCTTGAAGCTGTTCGACCTTGTCCTTATAGTCGGCGATATTCCCGCCGAACGCCTGGGACACAAGGGACGCAAAATAGCGCGTCCGAAGGCTGTCGTCGCTTTCTTCGTCTTCGCCCGGAATCAAGATGTCGGCCAGGCGCGCCGCCGCCAGGTCCGGGACGTAGTCGATCGGGAAAAGGCCCCCGACATATTCGTTCCCGACGGCGCCGGCCGTTTCAGCCGTCAGCCTGTACTGGCCGGCGGCCACCCGCTCGGTCACGGTGAAGTTGATGTCGCCGCCGGAAAAGCGGGTCCCGATCTCGACTTCACAGGCGGAACCGTCGGCCTTCTCGAAGTAGCCCTTCCGGATCGCGGCCTTCGCGCCGTTTCGGAAGACGCTTCGTTCCTGACACTTCTTCGTCAGGTCGTCGCCGGTTTCGGTGTCGGGGAAGGCCCGGTCCATAAGGTAGGCAAGTTCGATATACATGATCGCCAGTTCGGCCGCCGCCGGCGCGATCGCGTCGTAGACGATCGACCCTTCCCGTTTATCCACGGAAGAAGACACACGGTCCAGACAGCGGTCCATGATGTTTTCAAAGGTCATATTCTCAAACACCAGTTGTCACCCTCCTTTCAACAGGGATTTCGCCGAAGATCGTTTCGGCGGTGAAGCTGACGTGAACGGTCCTTTTGTCGATCTGCTCCACGGTGAAGTCGGTGACGTCCGTGATCCGGCTGTCCGCCAGAAGGGCTTCACGGATCACACGTTTGATTTCACTTGAAAGCACCTGAAAACTTTTCCCGACGATGTCGTTCAGTTCGATTCCATAGTTCCAGGAATAGATCAGGTAGTCGAACCGCTCCGTCAGAAGGATTTTCAGGATCGCCTGTTTCATAGCTTCCGTTTCGTCAACAAAGCCGGCCACGCGGCCGGCTTCGATGTCCAGTTTATAGGTTCTGGTGGTCTGGTCGGCCGGCTGGACGATTTCGACGTCCTGGCCGATCGTGACCGTGTCCTGTGTCGGTATCAAGGCCATAAGATCACACCCTTCCCAGCACAAGGAACGACTGTCCGCCCTGATTCCGAAGAAGGACCACCCGGTCGCCCACGGCCAGGCCGAAATAGACTTCTGTGTTCGACGTCAGGCCGGTCGTCTGCGTATTGAACGCGCTGACTTCGTGTGTGTGCGGTCCTTCGCCGGCGGCCTGGGTCGAATGGGAAGGGACGACGTGGGCGTGTGGGTCGATCGTGTGGGTGTGGGTCGGATAGGCGCCGGCCTTAAACTCTTTCATCAGGACGATCGCGTCCCCGGAAATATCGAACCGATTGTCGACGCGGATCGTCAGCGGCGACGTCTTCGTCACTGTGCCAAACATAAAGGCCGCCGGGACGTTCGCGTTCTGCGTCTGTCCGGCGACCTGTTTCATAGTGTCTAATAGGCTCATATCACACCACCTTTAACTTCAAAGTCATAGTTTCCTTCAACAGATCGACGCTTGTTTCCTCGACGATGAAGAAGGCGCTGACGCCGATTTTCTTGATCCCGATATACAGGGCGCGGCCGGCGCGGACCGACAGGTCCATGATCGCCTTCACTTCAAACGACTTCTTCGGCCGGTTGTAAAGGGCCAGCATTTGATCGCCGCGTTCCTTGATCTGGGCTTCGTTCATGCTTTCATCGACGACTTCATAGTCCTGAAGGACGCCCCACAGTTTCATGTTCTTTGAATCCTGGAAGATGTAGACGTCCCGTTTCCCGGTGGTCTTGTTGTCCTTCACCAGCTTGATCTTGTTGTAGGCTTCGGCGTCGATGTCCGATTCGTAGGTGTAGCCCGTCGCCAGGCTGGAATCGCCCACGAACAGGTCCAGCTTCGACTTCGCGACGTCGGTGATCCGAAGGGACCCGAAGTCGTCCCACAGGACGAACATTTTCCCCGTATTGATCAGGGTGTGGTCCAGGGCCTTCAAGACGATGTCGAAAAGGGTCTGGCCGTCTTCGATCATGGACGGGATCGCGTAGCCGGTATTTTCCAGGGCGCCGCATTTCAGACCGAAGTCGTCGGCGATCTGGGTTAGAATCTGGTCGGCGCGCTTGCCGTTGAAAACATAGGTTTCCTTGTTCTTCTTCAAATGCCAGGTCTGGTCGTATGCCGTGACCTTGACCTGGTCCTTTTCGTCATAGCTGATCTTCACGACGTAGCCATAGAAAAGGCCGGTGGACCCGTCTTTCAGGGCGACGATCCCGCCGTGGGTCCATACCACGGAATCGTCGGCGACGACGGTCAGTTCCAGGGAAGCGGGGGAACCGGACCGTTTCGTCGACCACTTCGCGGCGGACGTCAACGTGGTCACGTCGAAGGCGTCGCCGCTTTCGTTGTTCTGGTACAAAATAGAAATGCTCATGGGATCGTCAAGACCTGTCCCGCGTAGATCAGATTCGGGTTCGACCCGATCGTACCCTTATTCGCGTTATAGATTTTGGTGTAGTCGCTTCCCTTGCCATAGAACTTCTTCGCGATATTCCACAGACAGTCCCCGGACTTCACGGTGTAGGTCTTCTTTGCGGCGGCCGCCGGCTTGCCGGTCCGTTCAGGCTCCTTCGCCTTCGCCGGCGCCTTCGGCTCCGCCGGAAGGACGATCTTCCGGGGGGAATAGTCCTTCCATTCTGACAGCTTGATCGAATAGTAAAGGTCGCCCAGTTCGCCGGACCGTTCTTCGTAGTCGAAGGTTTCGATCCCCATTCGGACGTTGATGTCCAGGTCCGTTCCCGTGATCAGGAAGCGGATCGGCGTCAGGGTGTCCCGCGCGGCCTGAATGGCCTGGACGATCTCGACCGGGTCCCTGATCTGCCCCGTGACATAGGGGGCGTCATGGACCGGGAAGAAACAGTCCCAGGCCACAGTCCGAAGGCCCTTCTTCCGAAGGCGAAGGATTTCGCCCAGTTCAAGAACGGTCGTTGTTTCGTTCTTGCCGGGCGACGTTACCTTCAATTTAGCGGGAAGGACGGGAAGACTGACTTCCCGTCCTTCTATGATCAGGGACATTCCATAGTTCGTCATGCGTACACCCCCTCGGCGGCCGCGGAAAATTCGTCTTCCAGTTTCGTTTCGATCCGGCTGACGACTTCGTCGACGTCCACCTTCTCACTGATCTTCGCGTCCACGGCCACGGTCGGGGTCAGGGTAACGAAGTTCTGGACATAGCGCATTTCGGCGACGTCCCGAAGGAACTTCAAGTCTTCTTCGGCTATGTTGACGTCTTCGTCCACGGAACCGACGGAACCGACGTGGTCCACGTTCCCGATGTCGCCGGTCCCGGTGGAATAGGCGGCCCAGTCCGGTTCGGTGCTTCCACTTCCGGCGGCGGCCGATTCGGCCCTGGCGGCGGCGATCTCCGCTTCCCGCTGTGCCGTTTCCGCGCGCGCCTGGGCCTTCATGGAATCCAGGGCCGCGTCCCGATCTGCGATCTGCTGGTTGATCTGGTCCTGATAGGCCGCCAGGTCGGCGGCTCTGGCCTGTTTCGCGGCGTCATTCTCCATTTGTGCGGTTGTCCCGAACGTCACCTTCTCGATCGCGTCGATACTGACGCCCGGAATCTTGTTCAGGGTGTTTATGAAGCCGTTTATGATGTCAATCGCCCCGTTGACCATGTTTTGAAGGATCGTCAGGACGCCGGCCTTCATATCACCCATAAAGTTTTGAATGTTCACGCTGGCCGTGTAGAAGGCCAGTTGAAGTCGGTTCCACAGGTTCATAACGAAGTAGACGCCGGTCATGAATCCGATCTTCACCCAGTCCCAGGCGGTCAGAACCGCGTTGACGCAGATCAGCCAGGCGACTTTCAGGCCACCGACGGACTGGACCCACTTATAAATCGCGGCCACCACGACGCCGATCGCAAGGGCGATCCAGAACAAGGGGTTCGTCAGAAGTGTCGTGAAGAACGCCTGGGCGGCTCCGTTGGCGATCCATGTCGCGGCCGTCTGGATTCCCAGGGCCACAGCATAGCCCAGGGCGGCGGCCGCCAGGCCCCAGAAAACAGGGGCAATCATGGACCAGTTGTCATATATCCATTGTGCGCCCTGGCCGATCAGGGCCAAAACGGGCGTGAACGCTTCCAGGGCGATATTCTTCGCGATTGTCCACACCTGGGAAAAGGTCATAGGCATAGCCGCGAACTTCGCGTTGATTTCGTCGGCGGACGCCAGCATGGCATTTTTCACGATCGTCGAAGTGATCTGGCCTTCGGCGGCCATTTCCCGGATTTTCCCGATCGGGACACCCAGGTAGTCGGCGATCGTCTGAATGATGGTCGGGGCCTGTTCGAAGACGCTGTTCAGTTCTTCACCGCGAAGGACGCCGGACGACATGGCCTGGGTCAACTGCAACATAGCCGCGTCGATACCGGCGGCCGATGTTCCGGCAATCGTGAACTGTTTGTTGATCAGTTCGGAAAAGGCGATCAGTTCTTCGTTGCTGGAAAAGGCGTCGCCGGCCATTATGCCCATTTTAGCCACAGCGTCGGCCGTGGTGGAGTAGGCCGCGCGGGACCTGTTGGCGGACTTCATGATCATATCTTGAAGTTCGGCCGTAGTTTGAAGACCGTCGTTCATCAGGTCCAGCCGCGCGCGGGTGGTGGTCATGCCGTCAGCCAGTTCGACGATCTTTTTCACACTGAACGCCGCAAGGGCGGACTTGATAACGCCGCCCATTTTAGACCAGACGGACTTCACCCTGTTCGCCCCGTGTTCCGCTTGCTCTTGGCGGTTGTTGAAGTTGTCAACCTGACGACTGGCCGCCCCGATGTCAGCGGCGCTTCGTTCGAAGGGCGCGCCGGGGTCGATCGTGTCCGTCAGGGCGTCGGTTGCGTCCAGGGTTCGGTTCAGGCGTTGGGCCGCGCCGATCATGGTGTTCAGGCGGGAAGTCATTCTGTCCTGGATCGAAAACTGTGTAGATACGCCGGCCATTTTATCACCTGCCCTTCTTGCCCTTCCGGCGCTTCGCTTTTGCCGCTTCCTTCTTTTCCTTCTCGATTTGAAGGTCTATGGAAGCATAAATGAAGGCCCGTTCCCGTCTGGGAAGGGCCAGAAGTTGTCCCGGAAGGATTTTCAGCCGGTGGAGGGCGTAATGGGCGTACACCGATTCGCCGTCGGCGTCCGCCTCATTCCCGCCCCCCGTGATTAGTTTTTTGCTTCGTCCCTCAACTCGTTCACGTCGTCAGTGAAGCCGTTGATTTCCTGGACGGCCAGAAGAAGATCGGTGTACTGTCCAGGGTTCAGGACCAGGTTGATCAGGTCTTCCGCCCCACGGACGCCCTTCTTCGCCTGGAAGTCGGCGTCCTTGAAGTTGGGGTCAATGCAACAGGCCGCCACAAGGCGGGCGTTGTAAAGGTCAGTGTCGGTGTCGATTCGCTTCTGGCGGGTCTTCTTGTCGAACTCGACCTTCTGACAGGTCTTTCGAATGGCCTTGTTCTCCGCTTCCGTAATGGAACGGATCACGAAGGGGAAGGGGAACGGCGCGATCTGGACTTCCGTCTGGGTCGTGCCGATCTCCGCGTCCATAAGGAACTCTTGCAATTTACCCATAGTTTTTTACCTCGCTTTCAAATTAGAACTTGGTGAAGGGGGTCAGAATGTCGAAGTCCTCGAAGGTGAAGTCGACGTCTTCGTCCAGGGGATCGTCGCTGTCGCCGTCCAGTTTTGCCAGGACGACGGAATCCAGGTTACAGCCGATCAGAAGGACCGACTGTTTCCCGGCGGAAGATTCCTGGTCGTCATTCTCGACCACCATGTCGAAATAGATGTCCTGGCCGGTTTCCTTCCAGGTCTTGACCATGTTTCGGAACAGGGGCGTCAGATAGTAAAGGGTCATGGACCCGGTTCCGTTGCCGCCGGTGGTCTTGTGGCCGGTCATGCGCTTTCCGATTGCCTTGACCTCGGACTTCGACTTCTCGACGGTCGCTTCAATGGTCTTCGACATGAACAGTTCTTCGTTGTTGCCGTTGACCTTCGCATAGGCGCGGCCTTCCTTGCCGGAAATGGTATCAGGCGCGTTCAGGGTTCTCATTCTGGTTCACTCCTTCCGTTAGTTGACGACAGTCGTCATATACAGCTTTTCCATACTGTCGTTCGGTTTCAGGGCGGA